GAGATACAATAGATGGTGATTATTGTGAATGGAATAATTATGAACAATTTGAAAGAGTTATATCTTTATATCAACATAAGATAAAATATAACCAATCATGGTTCACACTTTATAATGAATTTATACCAACAAATCAACCTGGTTATTTTTATCAACCACATAGTGCAATACAGATCGCCGCTTTCTCTGACTATATAGAGGAAGGTAGTTCATCAAACGTTGTTGGTATTCCTGATTACGCTTACTACTCTACTATGGCAGCATTATTCAGATGGAGAGATAAATATCCTTATGGATTTATTGATACTGATGGTATTGGTGTTGATTACCCATTTTTAAACAATGCTCATTACCCTTATAAAAATACAATTTTTAGAATTACTCCTGAATTATATAACATACCAAACGATTATGCAATTTCAGGTTCGGTTCCATTGAACATAACAACAATAGCAGAACCAACGACAGATGAATGCGAATAGAATAAAAATATTAAAAACCGAACTTGAGCAGTTTGTTAATATACCAATTAACATGCAATGGGATTTCACGGGAAAAGATGATGCTATTGATGAATATGAAGTAAGTGTTATTGATCAAGTTATTGGTCCTGCCGCAGACTTCGAAATCGCAAGATTTTCACATAACGTATTTCAAAACCAAGATACAGGAATTAATTATGAATTTTATTTTTATGATGATTCGCAACCAATAACCGCAAATACTGTAGGTAACTGGAATATTTCATATTTGAATAATGGATTTACTGCAGAAGAAATTTACTACTACTCAAAACCATTCACCAAATCCTTTTTCAAATTGGATTTTTATGATACTGCAGATGAAAGAGATCAACAAATTTATTTATCGGTAATTTTACCTGTACAACAAGGGTTAACTCAAACTGTTGTATTATCACCTTTAGTTCCACCTGTAGATATTAAAAGACCAAAAATGGTTTTAGATTATTTAGGTGATAAAGAAGGTTTTTTTATTTATTGGTTAAGAAGTAGAGATTTTATAGATGTGGATACTTTTTATGTTACTGCGAAATTTTTTGATGCTAGATTAGGAGTTTTTAAACAAATGACTAACACAAGACAAGATTTAATATCACCAACCAAATTTACTTTTAATAATGCTGACTATTTCTATTATAGATACAGTTTAAATTATACGACTAAAACTTACGAGGTATTCTCCACTTCAACGAACTTAAGAGTTGGGGACGGATTATCACCGATAAAATGGTATGAATATGTTAATCCATAATGGAATTACAACAATATAATTTCATAATTTCACCTGAAAACATCAAGAGTGATTTGGTATTTGTTCCTTATACAGGGGAAACAGATATAACAACAATCATAGATCCTTGTTGTTTAACGGCATCTACATTCAGTGCGACAACAACAGGAACGACCGGAGTTTACTTACCAATGGATTATGTATTATCGGGGAATACAGGTGGTACATCATTTCTGACTGGATTAACAGTCAATCTGATGTTTACAGAATCAACAGTTGACATTGGGTATTATTCACCAACGGATGGTTTAATTTTACAACTTGATGTTTTAAATAATTTTATTGCAACTGCAAATACTATCAATCCATATACTTTCACGTTTTATAACACTTCTGACTTAGAGTTAATAAAATTCTTACAATTAGTAACTTATACTTTGGATTGGGGTGATGGATCCGCACCACAGGCTGTTTTAGGTATTTCACCAATAACTCATACATATCCTGTTAGTCAAACATCATACACAATAACCCTTACGGCAAATTCACCATGGGGTATATCAAAAGTACAAAAAGATGTTATTGTACCTTATACAAATGCAACAATACCAAATCCAAACGGATCGATAACTTTTTATCCTGCGGGAGGTAATTGGTCTGCAACACCAATAAGTTATGATTATATTTTTACAGGAGACTCAAATACGAACATAAATGATTATTATTCCTACAATTACACTTCGGTTCCATTTCCAATAACAGGTTTAACCTTATCTTCTGTTAACGACTTAGCACAATTTGGACCCAAAACAAATTTATACGACGGTAAATTTAAATTAGGAGTCCAAGTCACGGGAACAACAGGTGCGATTGGAACATATTGGGGGCCAGATCCAAGTAACTCATATACAGCTTATACCATAAATGGTATGACTTATTTAGATTACGAAGAATATACGATTTATGTTACAGATTCTTACGGTTTAGTTCCTGGTGACATTGTATTATCGGCATTAACAAAAAACGAAGCATTATTAAATGTTATTGATCAACCTGAAATTATAACTAATGTTTATGTTGAGAGAGGTAAATACACACCATTAGAAAATATACAAAGAATTGGTGAAGTTGATAATGTAGGGGACTTAGAAAAATACGGATACAAATATTTCAACATTGAAAAAGTATCAACATAACTATTTATAAAATAAAAAGAAAAAACAAATGGCTACAGGTAATTACGGAACTATTAGACCAGCGGATGTCAGTCCTGAAGACGTGGAAATCGTTATGGTTTATACACCATCAAGAGATGACACACAAAACTTCATTTTAACAACATTGAATGCTCAAGATGTCTTAAGACCATATTTTAATAATAATGCAACAGGGGGTAACACTGTTGAAGTTTTAGGTGGTTTGTATAGTCTTAAACTACCGGCAGATCAGTTCACAAGTTTAGGGATTTACACTCTAATGATTAGACCCGCACAAATTAGAACAACTATTACTGATTGTGGTGTTTTATCTGCATTACCAAATGTTAAAGGGATAGTAATTGATTTAAATAATGTCCCAACACAATATAGAAATAAGTTTGTTAATCAAGGACTTGTAGGATTTAGAGTTGAATATTTAAATCCTGATGGGACAAAAATTCCTAACTTCTTTAGAATAATAACATCTTCATTCTATTGTGAACCAGTTATTCAAAACTTAACTAACACAATTCAAAAATCTATTAGGTATAGATATGTGGAAGGAGCGACAAATCTTTTATTTTGTACACTTTCACCATCTTCATCACCAACAAACAAACCAAGTGCAACACCGTATATTGGACAACCTAATCAAAGTATTATTATAAGTAACACTTATTTTAACCCAATATCAACAGAGATTGAAATAGTTGATCAAGATATCTCAACGTTGGCAATAGCACTTTATGGTAATCAAACTAAATCTATTGAGGACGGTATTTACACAATCTACGATGCTGACAATAACATCTACCAACAGTACAACTTGTATGAAATTAAAGATCAGTTCAATACTCTTCTTTATGAGGTTAGACAAAATCGTAATGAAAATATCGATTTCTCTAAAGCTTTTAATAATATTGTCGCTTAATGGCCACACAGAAGTTTACTTGTCCACCTCAAAGTAGTGCCGCCAATGAATTCTCAAATAATTTGGTTGGAGTTCAGTTAGTTACTGGAGGAGGTTTAACGCAAGCAAATTTTAACTTTACAACAAACATATCTGAAAAACAGAATAGAACATTTAATATTGGTACGTTTTCAGATCCGATAAATCTTGAAAGTATAAACATTGATAACAATGTTGAAGCCGCTGAGATTTTAGCCAACAACTATAGAGTTTACCCAAATTATGATTTATCACAAGTAACAAACTTTACTCAATATGGTTCTTTGGTTAAAAGATTTTCAGTTTCAATAACTAAAATAATCAACTTTTATCCTGCAGGATTAGAGGTTTCACCAAACACAAACAAGTTTATAACTCAAGAAACCGCATTTAATATTACTTACGATGCGGTTGAAAATGATACAACATTTGAAGTTTTAATATCATCAATTAGAAATCCATTTGATATTGATTATACTATAAATGCAGAGACAAATATGATGTTTAATGAGATGGAAGTTTCATCTTTGAGAAACATGAAGTTGGAGTATAAAAAATATGCGTTAATTATTAATGGTAATGAATACCCTGTTAACTATTTATACCCAACCACAAATAACTCGACAACATTAAAGTTAATTGTGGATGGAAACCCATTCGGGGGTAATGCAATATCATATGATTATATAGTTATAAGACCAAACAACTATGAAGTTAATAGAGTATTCAACCTTAAATTTGATCCGGTTGAAAATTTCTTACTAAATAGAAATATTAATCCACCATATACCGCAACTTTTACAGTACCAAGAGAACAAGAAGACGGTACATTTAGAATTACTACTGAGCTCGCGACATTCCCTAAATCAGGACTTTGGAACTTAGATATCGAATCACAAACATTCGATAACTACCTAACACAAATTAATGATTTTGCAATTAACCTTGATTCATATAATACTAACTTAGTTTCGAGATTTTTAACAACAGGCGCTTTAAAAGAATTTGATACACCTGATCACAAATTTGAAAAACTTTTACAGCTTTATGGTAGAAGTTTTGACGAAACTAAAGCGTTCATTTCTGCATTAGGTAATATTAATAGTGTTCATTATACTGTTAAGAATGATATACCGTCACAACTTTTAAAAAATCTAGCACAAACATTAGGTTGGGTAACAAACTTTTCACCTATATCTAATGAAGAATTGTTACAAGCAGTTTTTACAACACAACCAAATACTTTTCCTGGTTTACAAATAGGGCCAACACCTGAAGAAATCAATTATCAATTTTATAGAAATTTGATTTTGAATTCTGCTTGGTTGTTCAAATCAAAAGGAACTAGAAAATCTATTGAATGTCTTTTAAGAATGGTTGGGGCACCTGAAGCCTTAATAGACTTTAACGAACACATTTATGTTGCCGATCAAAGAATCAACATGAGTGAGTTCAATCAACAATACTTACAATTATCGGGAGGGACTTTCCTACAAGA